TATAGCCTTCGCCGCATGGCGGTTGAGCTTACCGCACTGGGTGAGCCGACAAGTCACACGGCGATTGCCAAGTGGGAATCGTTTGAGGGAGCTGATGCTGAGCGTTTACCAAAACGATCGGCTGTAGCGGCCATAGCTAAACTGTTCAATGTCAAGCCGGTATGGCTGCTTGAAGATGTCTTTGATGCCAAAGGCAAGAAGACAGATAGACAAGCACAGTTATCGGATATTGAGCTTCTATCAGATCAAGAGTTTAATCTGGTAATTGCTGTCAAAGATCAGTTTCTAAAGAATCGTAACCGAGACAACGAAGATGCCACACCAAGACCTGTCGATTAGAAGGCTCATAGAAAACGCGATTGACGCTACATTCTCTGAACAATTAGACTTTATTGGCAAAAACTATCTAGGCCAATCCATATATATAACAACCCCTCCCGATAAAGATTTTTACAACCCCGGATTAAAAGCCAACTGGGATACCTTTTATAATTACAGGCCTTTTGTGGATTGTACAAATGATAATCTGCCTGCCACCGTCCAATCTATTGGAGATCAAGATTGGCAAGGCTGGATGGTGTCAGAGTTTTCAGGCCGAAAAATCCCGGTAATTATCACCTACTATCAAGATGATATGGCAATCACGTTCGTGCCGCCCGACAGGTACCGAGAATTAAGAGCATATGCCAGCGAAAGATCGGCTTATCTACTGATCAAGCAATTGCGCTCTGTCCCGCAAATCTACATAAATAATTAATTGTAATAAATAGGTTTACAAGGGTTACATCGTATTGCTAAGCTCCTTTTGCACTTAAAGGAGCGATACGACGATGACAGCCGAACAAATTACAAGCAACACGCACAACGAACCCCCCATCGATGTCCTTGCAGAGCAGTGGCTCTGCGTCAAAGCACTAATCACTAGCAACATGGCCGAGCTGCGACGCATTGAAGATCGCATGCTCCCCTTTCTCGATCAAAAAGAAGAAGGCACCATCACTACGCTCACGAAGTTTGGGCGAAAAATCAGCGTAAACAACCGTCTGAATTATAGCCTGGACGGCGCGAAGCTGATGAAGGTGCGGCATCAAATCCCGAAGAACTTACTACCATTGCGAGCTAAAGAAGTTCTGGATGAGACGCGCCTGCGATTCCTGCGGAACAACGAGCCTGATACCTACAAGATCATCGCTCACGCCATTTCTGCCAAGCCTGGCAAATCAACGATAACAATTAAGGTGAGCGAAGATGATTGATTTAAAAAGTATCAAGAAGACGAAGGGCATGACGCCCCCTTCCATGATCGTCTACGGTTCCGCTGGCGTCGGTAAGACGACCTTTGCAGCAATTGCGCCCAAGTCTGGCAAATCAACGATAACAATCAAGGTGTACGAAAATGATTGATTTAACAAGCATCAAGAAGACGAAGGACATGAAGCCACCTTCCCTGGTCCTTTACGGTTCGGCTGGCGTCGGTAAGACGACTTTCGGAGCAATGGCGCCCAACCCCGTCTTCCTACAAACAGAAGCCGGTGAAGGCACCCTTGAGCTGTCAACCTTTCCTCTGGTGAAAAGCTTTAGCGAATGCCTCGAGTCGATCGCTGCATTGATAGAGCACGAGCACGACTATAAAACGCTGGTCGTTGATAGCCTTGATCATCTGGAGCCGTTAGTTTGGAGGGTCGTCTGCGAGCAAAACAACATCGACAGCATCGAGAAGCTTGGCTACGGCAAGGGCTATGTCATGGCCCTGGACCTCTGGCGTGAGTTCCTCGCCGCCATTAACACGCTGCGCGATCGAAAAGGCATGGCCATCATCCTGATCGCTCACACGCACATCCGCAAGTTTGAGAGCCCAGACTCCGACACCTACGATCGATATGAGATCAAGCTGCATCAAAAGGCCTCGGGGCTGATTCAAGAGAGCGTCGATGCCGTGATGTTTGCGAAGCACAAGGTCATCACAAAGAAGGAAGACAAGGGCTTTGGTAATACGCGAGTGCGTGGCATCAGTACCGGCGAGCGCGTGCTCTGCACTACCGAGACCCCAGGCTTTATTGCAAAGAATCGATATGGGCTTCCTGCCGAAATCGACTTTAACTGGGCCGCATTTGAAGCAGCAATTATTGAAACAACCACCAAGAGAGGTAATTAATCATGGCCGAATTTAGCTTTACAACCGACGGCATCGAGGCACCATCCGACCCAGCAAATTACGAGGTCATCAAAGAGGGCATGTACAAGGCGATGATCTTGTCGTCCGAAGTGCGGCTGACGAAGGCTGGCACCGGCGAGATGATCGAGCTCACCTGGGAGATCCAAGAGGGACCGTATGCAAGCCGAAAGATTTGGGATCGCCTTAATATCAAAAACCCAAATCCAAAAGCGGAAGAAATCGCGCAGCGAGATCTAGCGGCGATCTGCCGGTCCTTCGGCAAGGTTGGCATCACAGACACGGAAGAGCTGCACGATAAGATGGCGATGATCAAGGTTGTCGTCCGACCGCCATCCAATGGCTATATGGAAAGCAACGAGATCAAGGCTTACGCGCCGGTGTCTCCACAGGCTGCGCCTGCGCCAGCTACGCAGGCAAGTGCTGTCGCGACTTCAGCGCCAGGCGCCCCCGCCGGCAAGAAGCCCTGGGAATAACGATGGCCGCTATCCCAGCTAACGAGAACTCTACGCTGTCGCTGCTGGATCGCGCAGTCGAGGACGATTCCGGATCATCACCTGGCCGGTATCACCTCGGCGCCTCGATCATTGGCCGTGAGTGCCGCCGCGAATTGTGGTACAGCTTTCGTTGGACCACAGTGACCAAGCACAGCGGACGATTGCTGCGCTTGTTTGCTCGCGGTCAGCGCGAAGAGGATTGGTTTAATCATCTTCTGCGGCTGGCTGGTGTAACTGTCTGGGACGTGGACCCCGACATGAATCAGCAGTGGCGCGTGGAGGCTGTTGGGGGTCATTTCGGCGGAAGCCTTGACGGTGTGTTGATGGGCGTGGCAGAGGCGCCAAAAACGCCCCATGTTAGCGAGCAGAAAACGCATAACGACAAATCGTTTAAGGGTGTTGTGAAGGATGGCGTTGCTGTCGCGAAGCCCGAGCATTACAGCCAGATGCAGATCTATATGCACTTGATGAACATCCCTCGGGCGCTCTACCAGGCAGTGAACAAAAACGACGACTCGCTGTACTTCGAGCGCGTTGAGCACAATCCAGCGCACGCAGATGCCCTGCTACGCAAGGCCGAGCACATCATCACGAGCGATCGACCGCCTGAAGGTATCAGCACTGACGCTGCGTTCTACAAGTGTAAGTTCTGCGATCACCAGGCTCTGTGTCATGGCTTTCAAACGCCAGCGCTGAGTTGTCGGACCTGCGCATACGCAACCCCGCAGACTGACGGTGACGCTCGATGGTCCTGTGAAAAGCACAAGAAGAACCTGACCGGCGAAGAGCAGAGAGAGGCCTGCCCTGATCATCTGTTTATTCCTGACCTGCTTGCTAACTGGGCGAAGGCCTTCGATAGCGCCGACGATCGTGTTGATTTTAAGAACACGGTGACAGGTCACTCGTTTTCAAATGGTGGTGAAGGTGGCTGGAGCAGTAAGGAAATCAGTCGAGCGATGGATATCAAGGTGATCGGCGATCCAGAGGTGGACCATTTGAGAAAAAGCTTTAGCGGCGAGGTTACCGGATGAGCAAGTTTATTATCGAGTTGACGACAGAAGATTTCGATCAACTTTTAGAAGTGCAAGATGAGATCGCGACCAACTTGCGAGACATCCTCAGACTTTTGGAGCGTTTCAGTGAAGAAGAAAAAGCCAGTTGAGTTACCGCTGCTGCCGCGCAAGCACGCTTGTTACGAGTGCATCATGCTGACGATAGACCTCTGCCGCATCCACGGAATTGTGCCTGTCGATTTTGTCCGCATGCCGAATGAATGTCAGCAATGGGAAGATGCTCTTGGCTAAGATCAATGAAGACAGCGAGCGAGTGATGAAGTGCATGTGCGGGACAATAATTTTGGTCCATACACGGATCTGCCGGAAGTGCCGAATCGCTAACAGCATAGACGATATAGATATGTGGCAAGGGCAGCGAGCAGCGTTCTGGCTTGCTCGGAAGTGGGATAAAAAGGAGATGAATGATGTCTGCATTTAAGAGGCAGGTTGGGGGATCTCATTACGCAGATTTCGCCATCCAACCAGTTTATTTTTGTCAGAAGAATGGCCTTGGCGCCTGCGAGTCATCGATCATTAAGTACGCATGTCGATGGAAGAAAAAGCACAAAAACTCTGTCGATGATCTGCGCAAAATCATTCACTACGCCGAGTTGCTTATTCAGATGAGCATGGAAGATGTGGAGATAAACGACGACGATATGTTTCGGCACGAGCATCAGTTTAAGACTTTTGCCGAAGAGCTTGAGGGGGGTCTATCATGAGCTTTTTAAAGAGAAGACGCTGGGGCGATAATTACTGTCAGGCAGATGACCAGGCAAAGATTATTATTCTTGCAACCCTGCTCGTTTGTACTGGGGGCGCTTTATGGACCTGGCTTTAGATTACGACTTACTTGCTGAGAAAATCGCTTTGCAAATGAGCAAGGCGCCGAAGGAAAGCGAGGTTTTGTGGGATGCAAAAGAGTGCGCTAACTACCTGCACTTTAAAAAACGATACTTTGCAGAAAAGCTTGCGAAACAACCCGGGTTCCCTAAAACAAGAGGTACTGGCGCCCTTTGGCTAAAGGCCGATATCGTTCGATGGGCCAAAGGCTAAAGCAGATCTGCGAGCTCTCGCGCATCCTTGTTGTAATAGGTCATCAAT